ACCAGTTTGCCGACTTGGAGGCCTTCAAGGTCAACCTCGGGGTGGTGCTTGAGGGCTACCCGGACGAGGTGATCGACTTCGTGACGCACCCAAAGACCGGCATCCAGCGGCGCAATGCCTTCCCGCCGGCCATTAGCGAGGTCGTGAGCGCGTGCGAGGAAGCGGTTGCCCATACACAGCGGGCAAAAAAACACGCACCAGTGCCCGTTTCTGGGCGATTGGAGGCCTATCAAATCGACCATGCTCCGGGCGCATTGGCGCAGGTGCACGTCCCAGAGGCGCACCCGCGCTATCGTGGGCTCGTCGAATGGTCAAAAACCGCCGATGTCAGGCATTGGCTTTTCTGCCGGTCGTCGGACAACGTGCCCGGAATCAAGGTGCCGTATCCGGTGTGGATAAACGGCGCGCAGCGCAGCAGCGCTTAGGAGGCCACCATGACCGTCAAAGTTGAGCGCGGGGCAGAGGTTGCTCCTGGGATATTCGCCTACCGTGTAGCGTCCCTCCAAATAGAGGGAAAATCGCGCCAGCCGCTACTGGATGCCTGTCGAGCAATTAAACGCACAGGCGCCGTACCCGAAGCTGAGCAAATCGCTATCTACAGGGAGGGCAGGACCGATCCCGACATGACGTGTCCGTTGTGGGCCGGTGCGGTGACAACGGTCAGCGAACCTCAAAGGGGTGGCGTCAAGTTCGTCAAATTCTCCGAATTTGACCGCTTCGTTTTCCTTTAGCCTGGCGCATCGTAGAAATTGGAATTGGGGAAGGGGCAAAAATGCTTGCGGTGACTCCGCCGGAAACGGCGGTATACTTTGTGATGTTGACGGAAGCGAACCGAGAGAAAATCGCGGGTGACAATTTGAGACGGCGCGGAATCCCGTTCTATCTGCCAACGATTTTCCGCGCTGGCCGGCTGTCTCATGCCAAGCATGCCGCCGGTTTCCCGAGGCCGGATGTCGAGTCGCCGCTATTTCCGCGAGCGCTGTTTATTGCAGAGGATGTTGTCAGGCGGTCGTTTAATCTGATCGCCTCATCTCCCGGTATCGCATCGCGGCCGTTTATGAAATTCGGTGAAGAACCCGCGCGGCTCCGGTCGCTCGGCATCGCCGCGGTGCGCCGCATCGAATCCGAGGAACGATTAGCCTACTTCAACCGACGACAGAGCGCGATCGCCTTCCAATCCTGGCGGCCAGACGTGGGCGACGAGGTGAGCGTTGTCCTCGACAAGGCACTGGGAGAACTACGGGGCAAAGTCTCGTCTGTTGACAAGCGGGGCCGGATCACCCTATTGACGAAATTAATGATGCGCACTGTTCAGGTTACAGTGACCTTGGAACAGATCAAGCCAGCGTAAACGGACCCAGCCGGAACGATGGTGAGACGCGAGGCGCGAGTCGGCATTTGCGGGCTACAGCGGAGCTTTTCGAACTGCGCTGTTATCCTTTCCAGCGCGGCACCCGAAAGCCGATCGGTCCCTTTGGGGTGGCCGGTCGGCTTTCACTTTTTGTAGGGGGTGAGTTTTCTGCTCTTGCCTCCTGCCCGCTCTCGGGCTTCCTCCCTAGACTTGGGCCGCGGCGAGCCGAACCCGTCGCGGCCTCTTTCCCAGTCCGGGAGATGTGAAAAATGGGCCGCCCCGTGGGGACAAAGCGGCCCAATATGCAGTTCGGTAGCGAGGCCCTTGGAGGTAGTGACCGCACTCCATAACTGCGTCGCAGTTTCCGCAACTGTGCAGGATAGCACAGGAAGATTACGGGCACCTTACTGGCCGCATGAAATCATTGCGGCAATTTTGGCGCAATAACCTAAGTTAGTGGACCTGATCGGGGCACATTCCCAGTCGCAACATGACGCCGAGCAGCATCCGCAGGGATGCGGGCGGCTCGATGCGGCCAGTCTCCCATCGGCGCACCGTTGATTCGCCAACGCTCTGCCATTTAGCGAACTGCTCCTGCGTCATGTTGCACTCCACGCGGAATTTACGAATGAGCTTGCGGTCGCTCATAGAAACGTGACTCCTTTGCCATACCGCCATTCAAAGCAGCAGCAGTCGCCGCCATCCGTGATAATGACTCGCCTTGTCATGCCGCACATTGCCGCGACATTATTGGTATAATGCTTCGCTGCGTTTACCGCTTCTTCCACGTCAACGAAGCGACGCACGTACTCGCTACTTCCGTCATCTAAAAACTGACAAACGCTAAATTCTCCGCTCATGTGATTGATTCCTCAATAGCGTCAAAATCGGTGGACGGCTCGGTTCCCGGAATAATCCAAATGCATCCCGAGATTCCCATGTAAAAACGCTGCGCCCATCGCGGATCGATACTGAAAGCATCGATAATATTTGTGAGTGGCAGATAGATAACGAACATTAGGTTTATCCTCTCGTTTCCAGTGTCACAAGAATAATCCCGAATCAGCAGCCGGTCAATATGGCCGGTGAAAATATTTTGCATTGACTGTTTTATTGAGTTGCAATAATTCTATCTATTCTGGAAATTAGAATTAGATAGATGGCTTCCTATTACAACGAAAACGATGAATTTGCGGCGCAATGGCTTCGCCAATTGATCGCGGGAGGAATGATTGCAGATGGGGATGTTGATACCCGATCAATTGTCGATGTTTCACCTTCTGACTTGGCGGGATACAGTCAGCACCACTTCTTCGCTGGAATCGGCGGATGGTCATACGCCTTGCGGCTCGCTGGGTGGCCATATGATCGTCCAGTCTGGACAGGAAGTTGTCCATGTCAACCATTCTCTCTTGCTGGCAAGCGAAGAGGCTTCGGCGACGAGCGGCACCTCTGGCCGGTTTGGCGCAATCTCATCAGCGAGTGCGAGCCTTCAATCATCTTTGGAGAGCAAGTTGCGAGCGCGTCTGAATGGCTCCGACTTGTGCGAAGTGATCTGGAAGCCATGGACTACGCCGTGGGGGCAATCCCTATCCAAGCCGCGAGCGCGGGTGCGGACCATTTCAGAGACCGGTACTGGTTTGTGGCCCACGACCAGAGCGAACAAGTGGGGTCCGCCGGACGGTCATGGGAATGTCGCGATGTGGAGCACGATCCGCGCCAGCGACGGGGAGAAGGGCAGCCCGAACATGAAGTTCGGAGGGGGAGGACAGCCGCTACCGAGTCAGGCATTTTGGTCGACGCCGCGCGCCAACGAATCGACGGGCGCGAAAGTGCATCCATCCAGACAAGGAGCGCCCGCACTCAAGACGCAGATATTGAATGGGTCACCGGCGCAGACGGAAAAGCGCGGCGCGTTAAATCCGGGGTTCGTTTGCTGGCTGATGGGTTTCCCAACCGAGTGGGTCTCTTGCGGGGCTTCGGTAACGCGATCGACCCGAGGCCAGCGGCGGCCTTCATAAAGGCTTACATGAGCATATGAGCATTTTGCGATGCCACTGGAATGGTATTCTGTCGCCGAAGCAACTTGCTGGCTTGTCATAGGGATCGAGGCGATCGCGCTGGTGGCTGGAATAGCCTATGCGCTGATCGCGATCATAGGTCGGTCAATTTCCTAGATGCTGCCGATTGTTCGACATTCATTCGCAAATCCATATTGGTGGGGATGGCACCGGTATTTGTGGGCGATTGGACGGCAAAAGGGAACAAAGCTCTGAAATAAATGGAAAAAATCCCGTCTATAAAAAAATGGCCGGCCGACAAGATTGAGCGATGGCCGATCGAAAAGCTAATCCCATACGCGCGGAATGCTCGTACCCACACGGATGCCCAGATTGCCCAAGTGGCGGCCTCGATCCGCGAGTGGGGCTGGACAAACCCGGTTCTGGTCGATGAGGGCGGCAATATCATCGCCGGCCATTGCCGCGTTCTGGCAGCGCGGCAGATAGGAATCGCGGATATTCCGGTTATGGTCGCCTTGGATTGGTCTGAAGCGCAAAAGAAGGCCTATGTCCTGGCCGATAATCAGCTCGCGCTCAGCGCCGGCTGGAACATGGAGCTTTTAAAGCTCGAATTGGGCGACCTCGGCGCACTGGACTTCGACATCGGCCTGATCGGGTTCGATGACAAGCAGTTGGCGGCTATTTCGGCCACAGGCGCCGGCGTAGGCCTCACTGACCCGGACGACGCGCCGGAGCCACCCGTCAACCCCATCGCTATCACGGGCGATTTGTGGCGACTGGGGCGGCACTTCCTGTTATGCGGCGATGCGACAAAGGCTGACGATGTTTCCAAGGTGCTCGGTGCCGTCGAGCCACACTTGATGGTTACTGATCCACCCTACGGGGTGAACTATGATCCGGATTGGCGGAATAAGAGCTACCGTGCCGATGGCTCTCCAATTGGAGCTGGCGCCATCGGTACGGTTAAAAATGACGATAGGGCAGATTGGACGGAGGCGTATTCGATTTTCCCGGGGGATGTAGCCTATGTCTGGCACCCTCCGGGTGCAAGACAAATGGAGTTTTTCCATTCACTCACCGCGTCCGGCTTCGAAATTCGCATGCAAATCATCTGGGCAAAGTCACATTTCCCGATCGGTCGGGGCAACTATCACGTTCAACATGAACCCTGTTGGTATGCGGTGCGAAAGAAGCAAGGGGCGACCGCCCATTGGCAAGGCGATCGCAAGCAGTCGACGCTTTGGCAAATCGACAAACCGAATAAGTCAGAAACTGGCCACAGTACTCAAAAGCCCGTCGAATGCATGAAACGTCCGATCGAGAACAACTCCAGCCCCGGTCAGGCGGTATATGAGCCATTCAGCGGCTCCGGCACTACGATCATAGCGGCTGAAATGACCGGTCGCTCCTGCCATGCGATCGAAATCGAACCCGCCTATATCGATGTTGCAATCAAGCGTTGGCAAGATTTCACAGGGCAGAAAGCCACACTCGACGGTCGCACATTTGAGCAGGTTGCCACCGAGCGCCAGCCGAAAGCAGCCTAATGGCAAAGCGAGGCCGCAAATCTTATGAGGCGAGCGATCGCGATAGAGGCCGCGTTCAGGCCATGGTCGGCTTTGGCGTGCGGCAAGATTTGATCGCGCGCGAGATCGGATGTGATCCGACCACCCTTCGAAAATATTTCCGCGAAGAATTGGATATGGGACGCATGCGCGCAAATGTTACGGTTGCAGGATGTCTGTTCAGGAATTGCCAGGATGGTAATGTAGCGGCGCAGATATTTTGGCTTAAAACCCAGGCTGGGTGGAAGGAAACAGAAACAGAGATAAATATATCCGGCTCCATCAATCAGAATGTGCAATTGATTAAACGTGTCATCGTCGACCCTTCAGATTGAGACGCCGCGGGTTTTTCGTGCGCTCTTGAGCAAGAGCCGCTATAAGGGTGCCTACGGTGGTCGCGGCTCCGGCAAATCCCATTTCTTTGCCGAAATGGTCATCGAGCGAGCGTTGATGCAGTCCGGCTTTCGGGCGGTTTGCATCCGGGAGGTTCAGAAAGACCTACGACAGTCCTCGAAGCTCTTGATCGAGGACAAGATACGCAAGCTCGGTGTGCTCGATCGCTTCGATCTGCAAAAGCCCGAGATCAAGACGCCCGGTGGCGGCCTGGTCATCTTTCAGGGCATGCAGAACCATACGCAGGATTCGATCAAGTCGCTTGAGGGCTTCGATCTCGCATGGGTCGACGAAGCGCAATCGCTCTCGCAGTCATCGCTCGACATGCTCTATCCGACGATCCGCAAGCCGGGGTCCGAACTATGGTTCTCGTGGAATCCGCGCTTTGAGACCGATCCGGTAGACGCGTTTTTCCGCAAGGTTAACACCGGCGATCCAGATTTTGCGCTCGTGCGGGCGAATTACCATGACAATCCGTGGTTTCGTGAAACCGAGCTGTTCCGCGACATGGAGCGCGACAAGCACCGCGCGCCAGACAAATACGCCCACATCTGGCTTGGCGAGTATCAGCAGCACACCGAAGCGCGGGTATTCCGCAATTGGAAGGTTGCCGAGTTCGAAACACCTCCTGGTGCACGCTTCTATTTCGGCGCGGATTGGGGCTTCGCAATCGATCCTACCGTGCTCGTGCGGTGCTTCATTGTCGAGCGAACGCTGTATGTCGACTTCGAGGCATGGCAGGTTGGATGCGAGATCGACCGCACGCCGATGCTGTTTGATAAAGTGCCGGAAAGCAGGAAGTGGCCGATTGTGGCCGACAGTTCGAATCCACAGTCGATCAGTTACATGTTTCGGCATGGCTTTCCGAACATCAAGGCTGCGGTCAAGGGACCCGGCAGCGTCGAGGAAGGCGTAGAGTTCCTGAAAGGCTACGACATCGTTGTTCATCCGCGCTGCAAAAACGTGATCGATGAACTAACGATGTATTCCTACGAGATCGACAAGCAGACTGGCGAGGTGTTGCCGAAGCTTGCCGACGCCAAAAACCACACCATCGATTCACTGCGCTACTCGATCGAGGGCGTGCGCCGCGCACCGCCGCAAGCGCTGTTTGGGATTTACGGGCTGCAATAATGGCTAAAGCACAGGGCGAACGCTCTGACGATCCATCAACGCCGTCAGCGGCCTATTTGGCGATGGCCAAATATTGGCAGATGATCAGCGACATCAAAGCCGGCGCCGATGCGATGCGGCGTCAGGCGATGGGGTCAACGACCTATTCGTCCATGTCGGGTCCGTCGCAGCCGGTATCGAACCTGGTCGATCTGCAGCGCGGCCTCGGTCCTACCTATCCGCAATCGCCGTATCTGCCGGCGTTCCCGAACGAGAGCTGGCGCGATTACGAGGCGCGGCGCAAGTGGGCGCCGTTCACAAATATCTACGATGACATCTCGGATAATCTCGCCTCCAAGCCCTTTTCAAAGACGTGCACAGTTGCCGACGATACGCCGCAGGA